AGCTACCTTGTAACAATACTCCGATGCCTAATGTTTTTGCTTCGATCACTGTCATGCGTGCAGAATCATAACCTGCTGCAGGGCCATCACCCGTGCCAGTAGTGGCATACCCAATTGATTGTTCAGCCATGGTGGTTATACTCCTATAAATCTGTCATTGTACGTAAGCGTTACTGCACTTGCAGACGTGCCACCCGTGGCAGTAATTGAAATGGTATTTACACCACCAATTACTTGTGGCATTGGTGCCAGATTAAACGTGGCGAGGTTTGATGTGGCACTAATGTTTGCCAGCTGATTTGCGCCTAACTGGTCCACTACGGTTTTAAATCCATAGCGTAAGTCAAACGTGTATGTAGTGCCAGCAGCAATGTTGGCAGTCAAGGTGATGCTATCACCTGTACTGGTGTTCTGAATAATCAAACTATTCAACGGCCCTACTGCCACAATGTTTGGGTATGCATTCCATGTGCCAGTATACGCCACGGCCGTATTAACACTAATAGTGCCACTAGCCCCATAGGTAACAGGGTATAGGCGTGGTATAGGTGTGGGAGTGCCTACAATGGCTGGCGTGCCAGCAATGATGTTCTGTGCAGGATTGTACCAGGTAGGATCATCAGCACGCATCTGCACAATGGTTTTCACACTATAGCCTGATTTTGCATCTACATCGAGTGACAAACCACCTAATATTTTTGTGGCAATGGCGCGCTGTGTGCCATCAGCTCGTGTGATGGTAAGCACACCAACCACGTTTGATGGCGAAAATATCGCTAGTATTTTGTCACGAATTGCGTAGTGTTCTGCAATCGTGTTGGCAGTGATGATGAATGGTAATTGCAATACTCTTGGATCAAGGCGAAAATCTACATCTGAATCACCCTGCTGCAGTGGTCCGCGTTGCGTGATTCGATGTAATGGCGCCATGCCAAATCCAAGATCGCCCAAATACCCAAACGTTAGGCCTGATACTGTATCATAGCCATTCAGTGTGTATGTGGTACCTTGTATGGTGTAGGTAAGTGTGTATGGCACTATATACCACCTGCTAGAATTTGCATGGCATTGAAATCTGCCATAATGCTTGATTCACTCTGCTGTGTATTATACGTGGCTGATAGCTGGTAATAATTCTGCACCGTGGCCTGTGCTGCATTTACACCACTCCCCAATGTGGCATTCATTGCGTTTGTCACGTCTGGCAATCCTGCCATAATCCCTGCTGCCATACCTTGTGAAATTGGTTTACCAACCAAGTTTGCAAACACCTTTGATGGTGATGCAATGCCAAGAAGTGCCATAGCTGCATCAAGTGCAGACTGTGCGGCGCGTTTGGCTGCATTGGTAATTGCAGCCACGCCATTGCTGATGCCTTTGGCAATACCATCTGCAATGTTTTGCCCTACTTGCATAGCAGCAGCTGCAAGGCTCGCCACCATGCCATTCAGCTTGATTAGCATATCTGCCACAAATGCACCCATTGCCTGTGAAGTAGTGCTAACAAATGTACTTACTGCACTTTGGATTGTGGACCATGCACCTACAAAATCACCTTTTAGAAGCAAACTAACTGCAGTAAGTGCGCCAATGATAAATTGCTGCCATGGCGCCATGATCTGCATCATTCCATTAATAACAATTTGAATGTATGGCCACAGGTATTGAAATGCCATCATCAAACCCTGCAGTGTGGCAGTAACAGTGTTTACTGCTAGCGTTACAACACCAACTAAAATATCTCCCAATAGTTGTAGAATTACCACTACATTGTTCATATAGCCAATCGTTTGTGGTGATGCAAATTGTGTAACGATTGCGTTATATAGTGCAGTAAATACGGGTTGTGCCACGGCCCAAAGATTGGCAACAGCAGTGGTAATTGGTGTAATGGCCACTAGGAATGAATTAAACCCTGCCTGTATCGATGCTAATGTGCCTGACCAGTCAATGCCAGATACAAACGCATCAGATGATAAATACAATGCATCAATGGCAGATATAATGCCTGGCCAGTCAACACTGCTAATGAAGTTTGAAAATTGTGTAACTAAATCGCCAATTATTGGCACTAGCACTTCACTGGCATAACTGCCAAACCGTACCAGTACAGGCAGCAGTGCTTCACCTAACGTCTGCTGAATATCTGCAAATTGTGCTGCTAGCATTGCCTGCTGGCCTGCATAGGTATCAACAGCAGCAGCAGCACTGCCACCAAATTCTTTATTAAGTTCACTTAAAATTACCTGCTGTGCACCAGCCACATTCCCTGTTTCGACCATGGTTTTAATCATGGCCTTTTGGTCATCAGTAAAAGACACACCCACACGCGACAATGCACTAATGCCTGCTATTGGATCGTTCAGGGCCTTGCCTACTTGCAGTGCTGATGATTGCAAATCAGTACCCATAGCTTGGCTAATATCCAAAATAGATTGCGTGGCACTCGTAAAATTTGTGCCTTTGATTTGCGTAAATGTGGCTAGTACGTTTTCTGCACCAAGAATTGCATCATCAGAGAAAATGCTATTGCCACTGCTGGCACTCATCATAGATGCCATATCGCCAAATTGTTGTGCAGTGAATCCAGCAGCCATGCCAGTAGATTTCACCACTGCTTCAGTTTGTGCAATGGCAGAATTCCATTCAGATGCTTCTTTAATGCTTCCCGAAATAAAATCACCAATCTTGGATAACGCGGCCCCTGCCAGATTGGTGGCAGCCGTGCCAATTGCCTGAAATGCACCAGTGGCAATGGATTGCAGGGCATTGAATCCACCACCAGCAGTTTTGGTGGCAGATCCTAGGCCTTCCACACTGTTGGTAACTGCAGCAGCCACTGGTGTTACATCATCTTCACCTAAGAAACGAATTAGTACAGTAGTATCACTCATTTTTTCTTTGCCTTGTGTTCGTTTACTTCAGATTCAATGGCCATCAGTGCCAAGTGTTCAGAAATGGTTTGCCAGTCTGGCAGGTTTGCTGGTGTGCAGTGGTATATATCACGACACAATACCAGCTCCAGGTATTCAATAGGCATTGGTGCTTTGGTCCAAAGGTGTGCACGCAATGCCATTGCTATTTTGGGTTTGTTTCACCTGACACACGATTGACAATAGCACTGATGATTTGGGCCAAATGACTGGCAGGCAAATCTTCAGCCTTGCGGCCGTCATCTACCATCACACACTTATTCATGATTGGTAGCAGTGCATCTAAATCATTACCCTGGCCAGCCTTCACAAGGTTTGCCACGTCGCGAATGGTTAACTTCGTTGCATCGATGCTGTACATATTGTTGCTCTCCTATAAATTGTGTGGCATGGTACCAGCCACGCCACACTGCTGTGCATTGAGTATTAAACCGTGTGAGTAATGCTGGCACATCGTAACGTGAATGAACACATGATAGGGCCTGCACTTGATGCATCAATAGCAGGTAAATCAACAGCAATGATTTGGCCAGCACTGGTAGTATAGGTATCTGCACCAGCAGTGGCACCGTTTGGCACCCATTTCAGTGCAATCGTCGTGCCATTCTCAAATGCCGTCAACATCACCTGATAGCCTTCAGTGGTTGATTCGGTATACAACACATTTACCACCACTTCTGATGGTTCGTTTTTGCCAACCGTTAGCACTGCATAGCTACCATCAAACGTGTATGCTTCGCCAGTGATTTTGGTAAGTGTGACCACGTCTACTGATTGGCTGCTTCCTGAAATATCCGTGAATGCACCGCTGCCACCTGATTGGTAGCTAATGGTGGCTGCAGCTCCTGACATTGCGCCTGTGGTTTGTGCCATGGCTGGTAATCTCCTTTACTGCACAATCTCAACAAATGTAAGTGTGCATATTACTCCGTGATAGTTTCGGCCTGATCCTGTAACAAACTCAATTACCTGTGCACGTTGCGTAAGTAATGTGAGTGTGTATGTTTGACCTGATAGCTGGCGTGCCTGTTCAATGTATGCAGCCATGTATGCCTGGTACACGTCTGCAATATCCATTAACCCCAACCCCATGCCTACTGCACGCAATAGACACGTGTCTGTAATGGTCCATTCGGTGTTCATTACGTGGCCCGCGCCGCCTAATGTTTGCACCTTTGTGCGTTGTGACGTCATGCCAACAGGTGAAATAATTCGCGTTGGCAAATCGCCAATTTCTTCACTGTCTTTTAGTGTGGTACCTGATCGCACCAGCACTGTGGTACCTGATAGCTGTACATTGAGTGCTGCAATAGCAGTGATGATTGCACCAATATTACTGGCCATTAGCTACGCTTCCTGTAGGGTTCTAGTGTCTGCTGTACGTCTGTGGGTATGCGTGGTGCCTGTAGGATAACGCCATCTGATGAGAGGATAGCGCGATCACTATCAGGGCTGCCTTCGCGTGCACGATAAATGAAACTGCCTAGACGCAAACACGCTGCCACAATATCAGATGGTGGCGTGATCGAGTAGGCAAACCGTCCTACAATCTGAATTGCCACATCTGGTGTGCCTGTATACGTCCAAATGTAGCTGGTATTCATTTGTATCTTGATTGCGTATGCTGGCGTGTAATTTGTTGGCAATAGCACTACCATGTTGGTAGGTATGCTTTGGCCATTACCATTCAAAATACTGGTCAGCTGGCACAAATCAAAATCCAATTGCAGTGTGTTATTGAATGCATCAATGTTGCCACCATACCGAAAATCAAGTGCATTGTAATACCGTGTGGTATCTGCAGGGCATTCAAAAATACGATTGGTGTATGTTTCTACCATTGACTGTGCACGCGTGGCAGCAAATCCTAATTGGGTATCATCACTGCTACTGGTGGCCCCAATGTATGATCGCAAATCCGCTGCAGTTATATATGCCATAGTGGTTTATTCCTTTGGCAGACGTTTTACCCGTCGTGGTGCCTGCTCTTGTGGTACATCGATGGCTGGCACGTCGTCTGGTACTAACGTGGCACGATTGGTAGCAATCAGCCTGGTGCCTTCACTGGTGGTGACGTCAATAACATCACCACCAGCATGGACCACCATACGATTACCAACCGTTCGTGCAAGGCTGTTGTGTAGCATTACACGCATACGGGTTTACTCCTATGAAGCAGGATTGCTACCCAACACGAATGCATCAGCTTGGGTCACATCGCCACCCCAACGTGCAGTACAGAAAATGGCAGTCTGGTAATTCGCCTGATACAGGTATGGATTACGGCTGATTTCCAGATTCAAGTTTTCCACATATGCATAGTAATTGAAGTTACCAAACAAAATGCTCTTGGCACTGGCGGCCATGGCTGCAATCTTATCCGAAACAGCAACAGGTTTGCCATACAGATTGTCAATGCCGCCTTGTGGCGTGGCTTGGAAGCTAAAGAAATTGCCAGTGAGTGCACGAATAGCGCCAAGCGTAGTATTACGCATTACCCAACCAACACTGGCACTATCATCTGCATACCAGGCTGGCAATTTGTGCACCATGTTGATAATATCCGCTGCATCAACTCCGGTGGTGCTGGCCAGTGTTTCGGTGTTTACCGTGGCACGTGGAATGATGCCATAGGGTTGGCTTGACCCCGTACCAACCAACATGAAGTTATTCAAGTGGCGTGCATACGCGCGGCCTACTTCGCGTGCCACAAATCCATCAAGATCCATAGCTTGGTCACGCAACAATTGATTTGAAATCAACATGCCGAGTGATGCAGTGTACAAGGTGATGGCCACACCGCTGAATGTGGGTTCATCTTGATTGTACGCACCAGATTCAGCCACGAATGCAAAATCTGATTTCTCATTTTGTGCAGCAATGTTAAAAACATCAGATTGCGTGGTGTAGCGTTGCATTGGCAGCTTGGCACCAATCCAAGTTTCATCACGCTTATCAATGATTTGCTGTGCATAGGTTTCAGGTACTAAGAAACCGCCGTTTGCATTGGTGCCTTCGACTAATACGGCCTTCGCTGCAATTTCATCGCCAGTACGCATCCAGTGTTTGAGGGCCTGCATT